TGCTGCTGCGCCAGCCCCTGCATCTGGTTGCCGATGCCCAACTGCGCATTGGCCCCGCTCAGCCCGAGGCCCTGCGCCTCCTGCCCCAGGTTCGCCATCCCGAACGCGCCCTGCGACGCCAGCCACGCATTCGCCTCCTGCGAGGACAGCCCCGTGCCGAGCGCGCTCTGATAGGCAGCTTGTCCTATGTTTCCGAGTTGCCCGAGTGAACCGGCCGCGCCCAGCCCCAACTGCGCATTGGTCGTGCCAGTCTGCATCGCCGCGCCGAGCGCCTGCCCGTAGCCAGACTGCAGCACGTTCGCGAGCGAAGCATTGTTGGCGAGATCCTGTTGACCCGCGAGCGTCGATTGCGCGATGGCCGCCCGGTCGCCGCCGAACGCGCCAGCACCGACAGCCGAGCCAACAAGTTGCTGCTGCTGGATGGCATCGTTTTGCTTTTGCAGCGCTTGCAGCGAGGACGTGACGTTCTGCGTGTACGGCGACATGAAATTCTGCACGCCGAACTGGCCGCCGAGCGGATTCATGCCCTGCCCAGCCGTAGTCGCGAACTGCGATGCCGGCCCTAAGTAGCCTTGCAGTGCCGGATTGGAATACTGTCCTACGGTGGACGCCGGGTTGACGCCGGAGGTGCTCGCGTTAATGAGGTTCGCGGCTTGGCCTAGGTATGGCTGCGCGAGGCTAGAGGCGGCGTTGATGTTTCCAAATGCCGCCTGTTGCTCGGGGTTGAAGCCAGCAACGAGGGGGCTGTTGTACGTGGGATATGGAGCCTGAGCTACGTTAGTCCCGGTGTTAATGGCTGTCTGGTACGCTGCCTGGGCAAGTGGGTTCGGCGTCGTCGTCTGGGTGACAGTCGAGTTATTGCCACCACCCTTACTTCCAAACAGGAGAATAGAAGCGCGGTCTAGATATCTCGCAAAGCCTGTGTTACTCTGGCTCATCGCCGTCCCACCGTAGAGGCAATGGCATGCTCACCGCCGAAAGGCTGCGGGAAGTTATTCGATATGACCCGGAGAGCGGACTCATTTATCCGCTGCAGCAACCAAATCGCCCAAAACGAAATGACCTTGGACGCTCCGTAGGAAGAATGAGCGTTCATGGCTACGTCAGGCACAAAATCGAAGGCAAAGACCGCTGGGTTCACCGCTTGGCGTGGCTTTATATGACCGGAGAATGGCCGGCCGCTGAGGTCGATCACGTTAACGGCGTTAGACACGACAACAGATGGGGCAATTTGCGAGCCGCTACCAAAGCGGAAAATGCTAAGAATAATAGAGGCAAATCGGTAAATGGGTACCTTAAGGGCACCTATCCGCACTATCGCAAATGGTCCGCCGCGTTGCGGGTTAATGGCAAGCGCTTGTTGCTGGGCTATTTTGCTACCGAGATTGAGGCACATAACGCCTATATGGAGGCAGCGAGAAAACACTACGGAGTCTTCGCCACACGCGGGAAGGTGGCAAATCAGCGCGGCATTCATGACTGAATGTCCCTCATCATTACGAGGCCGTACCTCGTCCATCCACGCTTAGCTAAAAACGGCTCCCATCCTTCGCGTCCGCACTCCGTCAGCGCCGTGCAGCCCTGTTGGCGCGCGAACTCCTCCATCTGGGGAATGAGGGAAAGGCAAGCGTCCAGTTCGCCGATCGCAAGCCAGATGTTCATCACCTTGCGGCGGGGATAAACCGTAACTTCGGTGATGCACGCGCCCCTGTCATCACCGAAGAACTGCGCAGCGCCGCGCTGGATCATGGCGATGATGTCGCCGACTGTGTGTGTGTCGCCCGCGCGGCGAAGGGCACGGAGCAGCGGCGTCCGAAGCGCCAGAAGCGCGTCGATCCGCGGATCGGTCTGGAATGCGACGGCTTCGCTCACGCCGCCCTCACCAGAAACATCGAGCCGGCCCGTGCCCCGTTCTTGGCGAACAGGCGCGATTTGCCGCCGTCCCCATCGGTCCAGTCCATCAGGTAAACGCGCAGCCCCAACTGTGCGCCGAACCAGTCCGAGAACTTCACCAGATCGGCGGCGTGGCTGGACTTCCGGTGGTCAGAATGCACGTGGCCTCCGAAGAACGACATCACCGCGTAGTCGTCCGAATACCACCAATTTTGGATATGAAGTCCAATAGCGGCAACGACAATATTGCCCTCTTTGATTATCCCAAACACGGGATTCACCCGCTTGGTGATGGCGTTCGTGACCGTGTTCCACACCTTCTCAGTGTTCACCGGCGCGTGCCGCATTTCCTCGTGCGCGGAGATGCAGAACGTGTAGAGCGCGTCGGCATCCGCCTCGGTGGCGATTTTCACGCTGGTTGGACACGCGATCATTTCTGCGGCCCCGGCAAACGCTTAATGACAGAAATGTTATGTTTTCGGAACTTCACGATGAAATCGTCGAGGAGCGCATGGCCGTGCTCTAAACTCTTGCCAGAGAGCTTCATCACTTCCTCCGGGGACACTATTCGCTCTCCCCCGGCCACGATTACAGGGACGAGCCCCTTCGTTCGCCCGCCGCGCGAGAAGTGGTGCGCTCCGACCATGCGTGGCGCTGACGGTGGCCGAGGTAGCGTGCCGTGCAGCTTAGGCATCGGCAACGAGGTCCCGAACGGCCCCTGATGGATCATCGCATCAAACTGATGCGCGCCAGAAGCGGTGTTTCCCTGTCCCATGCCGGACATTATGTCAGCAGGCATAACATAGCTGCCATGTGGCAGCGAAAGCGGGATGTGATCGCTCCGCCCCCCTATGGGGCTATTAATCAGCCCCGACGGGTGTTCCGTGTTCCGCGCCTCGTTGCGCTCAAACCATGGTGCGGCCTGTCCCATCGGCATCATGCCGCCGCCGTTCGCGCGCTTTTTGATCCGGCCACCGCGGGCCTGACCGCCGCCCGTGATGTCGCCCATACCCTGGCCGCTCTCAAGGCCAGCGCCCAGCGCGTTAATTCCCAGGTCGCCAGCCACGGCCTGCGCGCCTGGATCCTGCGACGTGCCTGGGTCAAATCCCCCAATTGCGCCGCCGATGCCCCCCCCCACCAACGAACCCAATGGTCCGAGCCCCAAGACAGAGCCAATCCCGGCGCCTATCTTTGCTCCAGTGCCAGAAAAGCCAAACGACGGTCCCTGGCCGCCGATGATATCTACCACCGATGGGTTGCCACCCCCGACCCCCGCATTGACGCCGCCGACCTCGGCGTTCCCCGCGCCCTCCGGCCCGCTCCCGGGTTGCCCGGCTTGTCCAGACGGCTGCGCACTGGCGGCTGGCGCCCCCGCCTGCTGCCCCCCGATATTCAGCCCCCGCTGCGCCAGCGTCCGTAGCGCTGCCTGTGTCCCTGGCGTCAGCGCCCCCGTCATCGGATCGAGGCTGAAGTCACCCGTCTGCGGGGTGTTCATAAAGCCAGCGGAGTTGATGCCCATGTCGCTGGGCACCTGCGGGCTGTAGCGCGGCAGGTTCGCGAGGTTCACGGGGCTACCGGCGGTGCCGGCCAGATAGGACGGAGCCTGCGGGAGAGGTCCGGCAGGCGACTGTCCCGCTGGCGACTGCCCCGAGGAACCGCCTGGCGGGGCAAACACGTCCCGCGCATACTGCTGGGCCCCCGCATGGGCTGCGGCGATGGCATCGTAGCCGGCCTGGATCGCATCACTCTGGCTGACACCACCGCCGCCAGCAGGCGACTGCCCCGACGGAGTGCCCGTACCGAAAACCCCCTGCGCATACTGCTGCGCCCCTGTACGGGCTGCAGCAATGGCATCGAAGGCAGCCTGCATAGGATCGCTCTGGCCGACTCCACCGCCCGCGGCACGCTTCTTCACCCGCGCGTTCGCTGTGGCGATGGCCAGGCCCTCGTCGCCTGTCCGCTTCAGGATGGCGTTGGCAATGCGCGCCGCGTGCGCCGACTGCCCTGGGGAGAGCGCTCGGTTGTGCTTTCGGAAGCTGGCTTGGTCCCAAGGCATTACCGCCGCTCCTTCACGCAGCGCCGGAAGGATAGCGGGTTATCCCCCGTTTTTCCAGCGGTCTTATTTTAGATACCATATCGTCGCCACGACCGACGCGCTGCCCCATGCCGCCGAGGCCACGTAAACGGTCTGCGGAGCCGTCCACGCCTGGAGCAGGAACGCGCTCACCGGCACGATCGAGTTGGCCGCCACGGCCGTCGCACCCAGGATCTGTGCCCCACCCGGTGACGTGCCGAGCGACACGCTGACGTTGTGTCCCGCCGTCTCGCGCAGCGTCACGGCGATAATGATGGCGTTGGCCGGGATCGTGTCGAGCGCCCCGTTCGCGCCGAACGCGCCAGATGCTTTGTCGATCGGGGAGTTCGCCTCGTCGATTGCGGCATCGGCCGCAAAGGAGCGCTCGATCTGCGCCATGGCGTTGTTGAACGTACTGGCGTCTACCTGCGGCCCGCGGGCACGCGGATATGGCGGTGCCGAAAGAATGCCGCTTCTACCTTTGACACTCCCGCTCATCGGCGGCCGTCAGAAGCGACGCGGATGCGCGTGCGGCCGAGGCGCCACGGGAGCGTGCTCCCATTATTTGAGAAACGAAAGGCGATTTGGCGGCCCCGCATGCGGAAATTCACGTTTCCGACCGCGGGGTTGAACGCATACGGCCCATATGCAGTCGGGGGGTTAACCGTCGGATAATCGGAACCGTAAACCGTAACCTGCCCGCTAGTGCTCGCGCCAATCTGATCTGCGATGAGCCAATCAACGAACGAGAAATTTTCGCCGTTGGACATGTCCATAAACCCACTCGAAAGCGTCCATGGCAGAGCCAAAGGGAATGAGCCGAGGGCTAACTCAAACGGCGCTCCTGTTTCTTGCTTCCAGACCTTACCCGCATCGTCAACACCGATCGGATACCCAAGCGTGGGGACGAAATCCGTCATAGCATTGCGCCCAACCGAAGGGCTGCTGATTGACGTTCCGTAGCCCCATGTGCCATTCAGCACATTGTACGAAACGTAGGTGTCGCAAGCAGTGCTGCTGGGATTAGAGGGGAAATCCCACCGGATCTCCTGGTATTTGCTGTTCGTGGATGCCGATACTGCAGTCGCCGCTATCGAGTTTGGCAGCACGGTATCAATGCAGAACTGCCTAATTGGGCATACAAGCGGACGAACAACACCGTCGTAAGAGAAAAACTCGCCGTTGGAAGACCACCAAAACGCCTGTCCACCCAGCGTTGCTGCAGCCAGCGGCCCGATGCTTCCGCAGCCCGTGCCAAGTTGCTGGAACCCGTAAATCAAATTTCCGCCTTCAAACTGCATCGAATAAAGAGCCGAGTCCGTCAGCGGCAACAACTGTCCCTGCGCCGGTAGGATCGTCATAATCTGCGAACCCTGCGTCAGTCGGAAGCTGCCGGCCGCATTCGTCGCCAGCGGAACCCAGGATGTGTAATCGCTGTAGTCAGTCCATGCGATGAGCATAGGGTCCTGAACGCCTGTCCATCCCGCCGCTGCTCCGTCTTTGTTCACACCCCACGCAATCAACTGCTGCGCTGGGCTCGACACGACGCAGCCGTTACAGTTCAGTGGAGCACCGCTTATTGCGGCTGCCGGGAGGTAGGCATTCGTCGGAGGCCACGCATAGATCGTGGTGCCTGGCGTTGTGCCACTGAGCCTGCGCACAGCGACAAGATTTTGGCCGAAGTTATCAATGGCCCACGACGCGACGCCAGCAACATAACCAGCGGGAGTGATATCGTGCGCTGTCGTGTAATCGAAAGCATAGAGTTTGCTCGACGTACCTATGGCGAGAAGCGGCGTAATCGTACCCGCTGTTATCGCGCCCGGTAGCGGCGACCATGCATGCAATCCACGCGGAGACCCCGCTACGCTCGTAAACTGTCCCCACCCGCCGATTACCTCTGGCAGGCCCTGCGCATCGGCGGGAAATCGTATGAGACTCGAACTAGGAGTGAAACCCACGGCACTATCGTATTGCTGACCAAGGAACCATCCGGTCTCCAGCACAAGCGGCGTAACCTGACTGAAAAGACCGGGGTGGAATTTGAGGCTTTCGAATGGCATCGTTACTGCCTCGGCGGCGTCGCAGCGCGCGATGGCATCTGGCTCGACCAGCTAGCCGCCGTGTACGAGCGGCGCGCTTCCTCCATGTCGATGCCTTCCATCAGTTTCGTGAACTGGCTCTCCCAATACGGTGCGGCCTGCGGATCATCGCTGCTGGCTGTGAGGTAGTCCTTGCGCCATCCGCTCAGATTCACCATGCACGCCGCCACAAAAGCTTCCGGCAGATTGTCGCACAACCAGGTCGTCGTCACGGTCGCAGAGATCGGAGGAGGACGGTACACGCCGAATACGTCCGTGCCATACGCGCTATCTGGATATGGCCCGATCAGCGCAGTTTGGGTGTCCAGCATTGTGTAGTCAGACGGCAGTCCCGTGACCGATGGATCGCCCCACACCATATCCAAGTACGGCTTTGACTGCTGCGTCAGCGGCCTCAGCGCCGAACCGACTTTGATGTTGATCTGCTCCACCACAACCAGCGCTGTGGTCAGAGCGCTCAGATCCACGATTCTGCTCCCGAGCGTCAGCGCCGGCCCATTTTGTGACGTGCTGAACTGGAGGAAATCCACCATCCTACAGATGCGGTTGTTGGCGTAGGATATAGCCAGGGGAAGCGCGATGATGAAGTCGGGATCGGTCGGCACCCCTGCCGACTGCAACGACAGCGGCACGAGGTAGTCGGCGAGAGTGGTTACAAGCGTCGGATAATCCATTATGATGCCCACAACGGAGGAGACAGAGATGGACGAAGACAGGTTTGTGGTTGCCGGGTGCCATGAGTGTGGCGACCGCGCGTATCATGCAGCGGCGGACGTTGAGCGCGGCCTGCGGTGCAGCAACTGTGACGCCCCGCTGGTAGCGTTGCTCGATGTGACCCTGGACGAGATTGCGCCATACACATGGGCATCTAGTTAGCCGCCATAATTTGCCAATTTACGCCGTCAGACTGGAGCGTACAGTATTTCCCGGCGGTTGCCGCTAGGATCGCCGTGCCGGCTGCTCCACCCGCCAGAGGCACCACATTAGTAGTCGCGCTCGCAACCGCATGTGCAGCAATCAACTTCAGGTTCAGGATGCGGCCGAAATACGATGCAGCCGCGAGAAGCGTGAGGGTGAGATCGCCGCTCGGATTGAGAACCAGCGAGAAGTCAGCCTCCGTCTGAGTGTACGTCGTATTCGTAACCGGCCTATTCGTCGCCGCGATGCCTCCCGCCGAATGCACGCCATGCGCGTCTATGGAAGCCGCTACCCCCATGACAACAGAGCCGCGCGCTGCGGTCGAGCCGTTTACCGGCGTGGAGAACGTGACGCCAGGAAAGACTGTGTAGCCAGAGCCAGCAAGAGTAACGGCGACGCCGGTTCCGTCCTTCCTCACGCCCCACGCCAGCGGGCTTATGACGAGGCCCGTGCCAGAGCCGCCGGTGGTTGTCGTAGCCCCGACGGGGGGATAAACAGAGTAGCTCCCAGGCGTAAGTCCGGTGAATGAGGTAACGCCGCCCGCGCCATCCACGCTGGCCACTCTCAACTGCGCCGCAGTACTATGGGTACCGCCGACGAGCGTAGGGATGTCGCCGACCACGTATCCAGTGCCCGGCGTGATGATATGCTGATCGCTCAGCCACTGCATCGCTGTGACCGTTGCGGTGGCGCTTACGCCAGCAGAGGCGTCAATCGCGACCGTTGGGTAATCGGGATTAGTGTAGTTCCCAAATACGTTGACCGTGATCGAGGCCACGGTGCCATCAGACGCGCTGATAGCCCCTATGGATTGGATGCCCGCACTAACCTGCAGCGTCCCGGCAACGCTTGCGTTGTTTTGCTCCATTATGTTGTAGGAAAATAACTCCGGCCCCCCAGCCCCGATTATCACAACAAAACCAGTCATATCTGCGGGGGTATTATTTGACCAACGCTGCTTGATGCCCTCGGGACCAAGCACAATGCCGGAAAAAGTCACGTTGGTTGGGTTGCTAAAGTACTCAGCGGTCGTGCTGTTGAAGGCGACATTGATCAGCGTACTGAACATCCGTACGTTGACGATGCCAGGCTGCGAGGTGTCGAACAACTGTTCCGTGATGGCACATGCCGCGTCGCTGAACTCAAACCGGCTGAACTGAGGCGTGCCATAGCCACTCGTCGGCCCCTTGCGGAACGATACCACATGCCGGGCCTGCTCGACGTGACACATCTTCGCCTGCAAACCAGCTGTGACACCGCAAAGTGCCGAAACGATAATAACGAAAACATCCTGTTGGCAGAAGAAATACGAGTTGCTGTAGTCATGGTCAGCGCCACCGAGCATCCACACGCCGCACCCGTTCGGATGGTGGTTGATTATGGATAGCTGGCCGGGGTTGCCGCCTTGGAAGGGTTGCGCGTGGTCTTTCGTTGCAGCGTTGGTGATGTACTTCGACGTGACATTCCAGAAGCTGCTGTTGCACGTATCCACAATCCGGCAATAGGGCGCGTTGAAACCGCCTCGGACTAGACCAATGTCGGTAGCCTCGGAACAGAACGAATAATCAAAGCCTGCATCCGCGAACGTGCCCTCGATAATGAGCTGATCGAAGGTGTTCGCCGGCGCAACTATAGTGTTGGAGACGCGGCCATATTGGTAGGACCAGCGCGGGATGAATGTTGCGTCTCCGGTAATTGTCAGGTTGATGTTGGCGACAGCGGCCGAGCCAAGTTCGTCAAATACCGGCAATCCCGCCGCCGCCGAATAGATCTTTGCGCGCTGCCCGTCAATGGTGAGGCGCGACAAGCCCGTAAAGTTCAAGCTATCCAGAACAAGATAGTCACCGCCAAAGGCGAACACCAACTTGCCATAGATCGCATTGCGGCCCGACGCGTCAGGTACCGATTGCGCGCGCATCGCTGCCGAAGCGGCGTTGATCGCTGGCGCGTTGTCGGTGCCGATGACCACGGTGGGTGCCGTCCACGATACGTTGAACGTAACTCCGGTGCCTGGGCCAGTCGCACTTACGGGGTTCGCGGGAACGGCAGAGTAACCGCCCGGCACGGTCACGGCGGCAATTGACCCAGGCTGGCCCTGGATTTGAACGTTGTTCGCACCCATAACGATAGCAACGGTCGCGCCGACAAGGCCGCTGACGCCGCCGACATCGACAATCGGCTCGGCCGCTAAGTTGGGCGGATTGGCCTGATAGATGCCGGGAGTTGTCGGGGTAGCAACGACGCTCGCAAGCACGCCGCCCGTGATCGTGCCGGTGAAGCGAAACTGGGTTGCGGCTGGCGACGTGCCGATGAAGGTATAAACCCCGTCGATGCCTCCGGTGCCGTTAGTATTGCGCGCTACAGTGTTGACCTTCGTCGTCTGCACCGTCACCTGGGCAGGCACCACAAAAGTCCCACCAAGCAGCGTGTAAACGTCGAGGGGACTGACGCCGGTGCCGGCGGCAGCGATTGTGGGATTGCCGGTCGCCTGGAAAGCAACGCCTGACAGCGCTGTTGTCGCGGCGCCAGAGAGCGTGATCTGGCTGGCCAAAGCATTTACCGAAACGACGGGAGCAAGAAGCCCCGTGCCCCCCGGGCCGCCAAGAGGCAGGATCGCGATTTGGCCAGGAACGACGGTGCTTACGTCGGCGCCCGCGATCGTAAGCACCGAACCGCCAGCGTCAATGGACAGCGTGCCAGAGTACTGCTTGCGATCGCCCTTCGCACCGTAGGTGCTGACGGAAAACTCCGTCGCGCCGCCGAGCATGTCGGCCAACGAGTACCGCAGCACCGGAGCCGTGGCAGAACCTGATGTGGCGGCCAGGAATTGCTCCAGCCCCGTCATCGGTCGCGAGCCGAGAGGCGTGTTGTTCCATAGGTTCGGGTAGGCGCCGCTCATCTGACGTCCTTCATGGCGGGATCACGCGCTCAGGTGTGTTCGCACCGATCTGCGGCGCAATCGCATTGATGACTGAGCTATCGTTCCTTCGGATGATCGCCCCGTTGTTATCAGTCAGCACGTAAATTTGCATCGGAGGCCCGATGTCCAAATCCGGTCGCGGATTCCAGATCGGCAGCGGATCGGGGGGCGGAACGTATGTGCGAAGCTGCGCCTGCGGGATATCGAGGCAACCCGGGCACACGAGAATGCGCAGATTCGCCAGTTGGGCGCCGCGCCAGTCGTACTGCCAAGTCAGCCGACTGTGGTTGTACCACAGGCCGCATCTATCGCAGCATCCAAACGCGCGGGGCCTGCGCGATGATATCTGAACTCGACCTCGGGCTTGGACGAACGCCATCAGGGTTTAGCCGCTCCCTTCGCGGCTGCCAGTTCGTCCTGCGCCTTCTTCAACTCGGCGGTGAGCTGTTGGATTTTCACCTGCGCGTCCATGAGCGACACCTTGGCGCTCAGGCACGCCATTGCCTCCTGGCCGATCACCTGGGCGGCGAACGGCGAGGTCTGCGTATCCTGCGCCGCGCATGGCGCTACTGCCAAGACCGCCAGACCCACAGCCGCCAACAGTGCGCGCATGATCTTTCCCATCAGCAGTGCGTCACGATGCCGCCGACGCTGGCGAAGCTGATGGTCGGGGCACCAGAGCACGACACGCCGGCGGTTGCCCCGGAACTAAAGACGCCGGTTGCGGAAATCGCGGCCTTCGTCACGCCGGCCACCTGGTAGAGCAGCGACGTGCTGCCGGTGTCGTAAAGCAGCGTATTCCGCGCCGCTGGGGATAGCGTTGTGTCGTCGCCGTTGAACTCGATTGCCTGCCCCGCGTCCATATTCAAACCAAACACCGGGGCACTTGAGCCCGTCGGCGCAATCGCACCACGCGCATCGTAGGCACTATAAGTCTGCGTGCTTTTTGCGAACCCGAAAGCGCTTCCGAAATTAGTATGATCGTCGTGAGTGATGCTGCCAGCGGGATCAGTCGTCGAAAGCCAAACTCCTAGGCCGATCTGGGTCTGAGTAGTGTCTGTGGTAATTTGCCGAATGCCCGCCAGATGTATCCCGCTGCGGATACCCGCGCCGCCAATCCAGGAAGGGTTGGTGGCATCGTCGGCCTTGTTGGTGCTCACATCTAATTCCAAGGCGTTAAGTAATGCGTTCCCGGTCGAAGACGTTACATCAGTCAGATCAAGAGCCGACGAAATACTGCCCTTGATCCACGCATTCGATCCGACGTTGCGGATGCCTGTAAAAAAACCACCGAGGCAAAACCCCGAGACCGTCGAATTGCTCGTGCATTTCCCGACGATGTTCCACTCATTGCTGCCATCAGTGGCTGCAGCAGTGGTTTCGACGCCAAGCGCCCGCACGATATTGGCGAGTGTACCGCCGCCAGTGGTAACGCGCAGAATACGGAACGCCGAGTAGTCTGCCGGTTGCGCCGCGTTCATGTTGAAGATCAGGCCGCCGCCCGTGGGAAGAAACAGCCCCGGCAGGCCGCCGACCGTGGTGAGTGGCCCTAGCGCCTTCCCAATCGCCGTGCCAAACCCGGTGATCGTCGTGCCAGCGACCGTCAAATTCCCGGTGCTCGAAAGCGTCGTGAATGCGCCAGCACCCGGCGTTACCCCACCGATCGCTGCGCCATCAATGGTGCCGCCAGTGAACGCAACCCCTCCGCTCAAAAGGGTGGCGAACGTCCCGGTAGTGGCACCGAGCGTCGTGAACAGCCCCGTGTTTGGTATCACGTTGCCAATCGGAGGCGGCGTGCTCCATGGAACCGCCCCACCCCCCACCGCCGCCTGGATCTGCGAAATCGTGAATTTGACGGTGTTGCCGCTCTGGCCACCAAGCACAAGGTCGTTGGCGCCTGGCGTCGTGCCGGCGGTGCAACTGTAGGGGAGGACGCCAGTGCAGCTTGCCTGGGCAGCCAGCGGGCTGGCGAAGGCGGCGGCGAGGCCGAGCCAGAAGAGCGGTTTCATGTTAGCGATCATAATAACTGGCCAAGCCGGGGGCAATGTAGATGGACACAACCTCCCTTTCCGCGATCCGCGCTCGCTGGTAGCTTGCAGCGGCCTTTGCTGTCAGCGCGGCGGACATTTCCGGCGCATAGGTGTAGGAAAGCTCGACCGCCAGCGCGTCTACGTAGGCCATCAACCAACGAGCGGGTATCGCTACCTGTGTGCCACCTGCCAGCGTTGCATCCTGCGACTTTTTAAACCGCCAGTAGAAAAGAACGTATGGTCCATTCCGGTCCGGCACGGGATAGAGATGGATGACAGGCGATATGAGCCGGTCAAACCAATAAGTTGTGGTAGGAGCCTGCAAGAACGGGTTCGGGTATGACGCAAACTCGCTACGCCCAACCGGAAAGATCACCCGATTGTTTGCGAACTGCGTGCTGCCGTTCGCCATCAGCGCGCCGCTCTCGTCCACCAGCGGAACGCCTACATTGTCCGTCAGAAAGCCGGATGCCTGGGTCTGCACATAGGCATCGGCAACCATGATCGTATCCGGCGGGCACTGCACAATCTGCTGCCCCTGAGCCAGCGGGGCCGTTTGCAGGTCCACATCCCACAGCAGGGGCTGGTCAGTACTCCAATCGCTAAGTATCAGGTTTGCCGCCATATAGGCGTCGGCCAGATGCTCCTGAAGGACGGCAGTGCGGCGCACCTTCACGCGGCCAAGCGCGTAAACCGCGAGGCCGCCGAGCGCCGGATTGAAGGTGGTGGTGCCGGTGGTAGTGATGGCGCGCCTCCTGCCCGCAGACTAGAGCCGGGCGGCGGGCTCCGCCAGTGTTACCTCAGCGGGACGACATCCCCTGGATCGTGCGGAACGTGATGCTGCCGCCCGACGGGCCGGTGGTGACGTTGATCCGCAGGAACTGGATCGGCTCGGTGATGAGGCCGTTGGCGTTGCCTGTGGCCGCCGTCACCACGTCGGTCCATACCGGAGCCGCCACCGTATTCACGTCATCGAAGGTCTGCTGCACGCTGAAGGTGCCCGTAACCGCCGTGCCCAAATTCTCAACGCTCCAGGAAAGCCCGAACGGAGTCTGCATCCAATCGCAGTTGTAGGGCGCCTGGGCCCCTGCCGGCGAGCCGGTCCCCACGTTCGCCACGGTTTGCACGCGGAGAGCCATCAGGAGCCTCGCCCGATGTCAGGATACTTCGCATGAACCTTCGCGCGCACGGTCGCCTTCTGCGCCGGAGAGCCGTGCTGCGATACCCGCGCGAGGGCGTTTCTGGCGTGAGAGGCATCTGGGATCGGATACGAGCCAGACCCAGCCCCCTTCGGTCCCGCGCCCTTGCCTGGCAGCGCGAAATCGCTCTTGGGGAGATGCTGACGCTCGGAGGCAGTCAGACGCCCCCCGCCAGCCAGCTTGATCGGCTTGTGCTCGCCGCCGTGCTCCGCCGTCTCATGCTGGCGGATCGCGCTACGGATCATCGAGGCATCGGCTGCCCGGTCGTCGTGTGTTTCACGTGAAACACTCCCGCCGCGCGCCCGGTTATGCACCGCCGGCAGCGCGCCAGGCTCGTCGATCGTCGGACGCGCGGGCTGGTCATGCGCAGCGGCGTTGAACCGCTCCTTGATCGAGCCGCCAGCCGCGCGTTGCCGATAGCGATCAATGTTGTGCTGGGCAGCATCGCCTATGCGGTGCGAGTCCTCGATCAGTCCAGAAACAGCACCGAGCGAATCGCTCGGGCCGACATTTGACGCAGTTGGACCTGGATATGGCTCGCCGCTTGGCCACGCCTTGCCGCGCGAGTAGATGTCGTCATTGGCCGAACCGCCCGTCGCCCGCTTCTTCGCCGGAGCACGATCCAGCCGCCGCTTTGCGCCCTGGCCCTCTACCGAGCCGCCAAAGGCACGCCGCAACCGCTTCGCGTAGAGCTTCTCATGCGGCTGCATCTAGGCTCTCGCTCGTCGCGTCACATTGGAGCTGCACGCACGCCTCCAATGAGGCTGGGTGCCTAACTATGGCGGCGCTGTCTGGCAACAGGATATAACTGCCATCGTCCGACAGTTCCCCGCGCTCATCTTCCCAGTGTAGTCGCCGCTCGATAACCACCACGCCACCGACCTCAGTCGTCCCGCTTGTCGGTCGAGGTCTGCAGCGAAGCCCCCGACGGCGCCGTCAGCCGGGCAGCCGACGTCATGGGCGACGTGTCCGCACCAATCCCGCCGCCACGCTTGCGCCCTGGCACGCGGTCCATCCTGTGATGCCGCGGGGCCTTTCCATCAACGTGCATCGGCATCGAGCCATGATGCACACCGCCGCCGCGCTTCAGTGCGATCGGGCCGCCTTGCTGCAGCACAATCGGGCCGCCTTGGGCGCGCTTGTGATGCTTCGCCCGGCCGCCGTGCTTGTGGCCGCCGTACCCGCCGGCCATGGCGTCCTTCTCGGTCTTCGACCCGACCGCGTTGTACTTCTGCGATCCGCGGCCTTCCTTCTCGTCCTCGGCCAGCTCCTCCATGCGCGACTCCTCAGCACCGCCGCCAGAAGCCCTCTTGTGGTGTGCCATCAACTGGCCTCCTTATTAAAACTGCGCGTTGCCCATGAGCGAGGTCGCGCTCACGGCATTCGCCAAGATCATCTCCGACAGCGAGTTCCGCACGCCCATCGAAAGAATGACGCCCGTGAATGCCGTGCCTGAGTGGGATCCGTTCGAGGCGGTCGAGCCGATGCCTCCGCCGAGGCCGCCGATCGCCGATGTCTGGATCGTGCCGCGCACATCAGCCGTCGTGGCCGTGCTCGCCGTGCCGGAGGCCAGACCTGCAGTGAAGCCCGTGGCAGCCACGTTCATGCCAGCGTTCCACCAAACCTCGGTGTTCTCGATCTGCGCCGCCCTCGTCGCGAAGCCGAATACATCCGATGTGCCCACCGCATAGGTGTAAGTAGCATCAGTGAAGGCCGGTGTCACTGACGCAATGTACTTGAACGCCTTGATGCCATAGGTCGTGACCGATGTGCCCGGCACGCTCGTGATCGTCTCCGTCATGGCCTGGCCGTAGACGTCGTAGCCCTTGACGGTAAGCGCGCCGCCAGCGCCCAGCGCGTTGTTGCAGGTGATGACCACGCCCCGCGCAATCGCCTGCCGCGGATCGAGGAACAGCCCGGGCCCCGAGGCAAAGTAAGGAGCCGCCGCCGTAGGCACGCCTGCCGAGCCGCCTTCGATCGGCTGCCAGATATTGCCCGTGCCAACCCGTGCGCCGCCTGTCGCCGCCGAAAACGGCGCCGTGCTCGTCATCACCGCTACCGTCGCCGAGGTGATGCTCTGCACCGTCGTCATCCACGGCGTGGTGGTCGTCGCGATGGCCGCAAACACCAGCGGCATGCCGGGCACCAGCACCGACGTATCCGCAAATGTCACGTTGGCCGAGCCACTCACCAGCGTGGCCAGCCCAAACCCGAAGTCGAGGCACAGCGCCGGCGTGACGATCGTCTGACCGCCGTATCCGTTGCCCGTTGCCGATATCGGCGAAATCGGGATGTTCGCCACCGCGCCGAAGGACGGCACCGCCAGCGTCATCGCTACGCCGCTCGCCACCGTATGCGCAGCCGCAATATTTGTGGTGAGGTGCGCCGCTGGCGTTCCAACCGCCGAGCGGTAAAGCGCGGCATTGAACAGCGCCGGAGCAATGCCCTTAAAGCCCCCCGCGCGTTCCTTGTCGAAGATAAACCGCGGATCGGGCACGCCGTAGCCGTGGTAGAACATCGACGGGCCGAGACCCTGCTCGCCGCCCGCGACGCCGCCCGCAGAGAGCGAGCCGTAGGCAACGAACGGGCCTTGACCACCTGTCATTGCCATTTCAGGCGCTCCTTAGTTGGCAGGTCATGCTATTTCTTCCCCACCACGGTCAAGATGTGGGGAACGTGCCCCAAATACCTCTTGGGTTTTTATACCCAGCAAAGTACCTTTCGTAGCCTTTCACTAATAGGTTATCAGTCGAGTCATCCACCCACATGGACATCTCGAACTCCTGCCGCTGCAGGTAGAGCAGCCCGTCGTAGTTCGTCTGCACGAACCAGGCGAAGTTCGACGTGAAGAAGTCCATGACCTCGTAGCCGTCGGGGAGCGAGCCGGTGGCGCGCATGGCGTTGGCATCGTTGTCCGCGGTGCCGGGGCGCAGCGTCGTGTGCCACAGGCGCGCGGCGACCCACTCGTTGTAGGGATGCACGAGCAGCCGGCGCCCCCGCCAGAAGCCCTTCAGGCCCGCTTGATCGCGGAACAGCGTGCGGATCGAGGTGAGTGCGGTGAGGAGCGCCGCTTCGTTCAGGTCGAGTTGCGCGCTCGACGGCGTGTTCGCCCAGGTGCCATAGTCGTAGGGATGCGACGCGGAGCACATGGCCACGCCGTCCCCCTGGACCGCACCATTATAGACATTGGCGGTGTTCAGGACGTTGGCAGCCTGGATTTCCTTGTACTGCGCGAAGCTCTCGTGCAAGCCAAGGTTGGAGGCCGGGAACTCCGCTTCATACAGGTTGTCGTCGATCGCCTTGCGGGTGATGGCGTAGCCCAGCCCCACCTCGAAGTGCTCGTGGTTATAGATGAAGCGCTCGCCGGCGTTGTTGTCCATGTAGGTCGCGGCGCCCTCGGTCTTGAGAGCAGCGAGACCCATGTAGCGGTTCTCGGCGGTGCGCTCGATGCCGAGGTTCGACTTGCCTTGCCAGAAGATTTTGCTCCACTGAGTCGGGATCTGCTCGTATTTGCCTTCGATGCCGCGGAGGCCGGGGCGGGTGAGGTCGTAGATGGAGGCGACTGAAATGGCCATTGCTTCGCCTCCTTATGCGACTGCTGTGACGGTGCGGGTTTCGGCGAAGTTGAACATCACCACCACCCAGTTGTAGGCGGTCGTGTCGTCCACACCCGGAGAGCCCACCTCGAGGAAGTCACTGGCAAGGCCAACGATGCGGAAGGGCAGCGTCGTGCCCGCCGAAGCGACCGCCGTGAAAAGATCGATGTAGCAGGACGACTGCCCGGTCGTGGTGTTGCCGACGTTCGAGGCGCCCGTGTAGTTGATGTCCACGGTATTGCCGACGTTGGCGATCGTGGCTGGGCTGACGGTGCCGCTCGAGGCCCCGGTCTGCGCGAGAAACCGCGCGTTGGGGTTCGTGAAGATATTGGCCGGGAACGGGTTGGCGAGGGCGTCGCTCGTGCCCGGCCAGAACTTCGACATCACCGGGATTTTCCCGGCGATGGAGTAGTATTCGCAGTCCCAGAAGACGCCGGCCGCCTGGGCGCTTGAGCCCGCCGCCATCTGGCGGATGTAGCCGGCCTCCGTGGAGGTGCCCGTGACGACCGGATCGCCGCGAAAGATCGCGGTCGTGTCGGTCTTCAGGATTTTCCGGGGATTGAAGCTGAAGTTCGTGACCGTGCCGTCGCCAGACCAGAGCGGCATCAGGCCGAATGGAAGATTGGTGTTTGCCACGGGCAACAGCCTCCATCGCTCGGAAGCTGGTGGCGGGCTCCGCCTGGGCTACCGATGATGAGGCTTGGTTCCCGGCATGGGAACGGTCGCGGCCGACGCGGCGGCCAGACCCCTCGAATGCCTCCAGCGCGGAGGCGGCGGGACGTTAGGCGCAAGCGGTGAGACAGGTCAAGCTAATTGTTCTAGAGAAAGCGGGGAGGCAGTGGTTCCCGCCGCTGGCCTCCCCTAAGCCTGCACCCTTATGCAGAAGGATGCAGCTATGAGCGTCGTAGAAATACGCGAAACCACCGTAACACAGGATTTATCTGGCGCAATCGTTCAGCTTCGGATTTCCGACGCAAAGCTGCCAGACGACCCTGCCGAAATTCGTCTAACCATTCAGGCGGCAGTTCCGGCATTCGAACTGCCTTTGCTCGCACAGGTTCAGGGGGATGCGCTAAAGGCAGCATCATCTGTACCACGTGTTGCCGAGGCTTGCGCCCGTCATTTTCCCTCCGTTACTCTCAGCGCACGTCAAGAGGATTGTTGCTGCGGGCCGGAGTATACACCGGCTATGGCGGTGTTCCTCCGCCTCGGCATGCCGGCGATCAACCCGGCTTTCGGCAATGTAGTCTAGCCTTTCCGCGCGTGTCCTCTCCACGCCGCCGCAGCGTCTACGCTATACCACGAAACTTACTCAATAGCCATCCCATCGCTGATCGGCATCCGCGTCACGCGCACGCTCGGCGCGATGCCCGGATGGTTCCGTGGCCCGGTGCCAGACGGTGCCGTCGCCAGCATGGCGTTCGCGTTCTGCTTCGCCAGCTTCGACTTCAGGTATGCGCCACGATGGCGGTTGTATGCCTCGTTCTCCGGCAGTTCGTAGAGCCGCTGACCCTCAAGTTCGATCGCGCCCTGATGGCCAGGCGGCATGAACAACCCATCATGCCGTGAGGCCGGCACGGGCCGCCAGCCATTGCGCTCGGCCCGCTGCGCACGGCGGTTCGTGTCCGGCATGCCGTAGACTTCGGTGCGAAACCACTGGTACACCATGCCGGCGGGGATGATTTCCTCCGGCACCTCGAACTGCAGCGTCTCGTCCTCAAAGCCGCGCGCGATGATCTCCTCGTCCGTCAGGCGGCGCGATTGCAGACCATGCGGCTGCAGCGGCTCGCTGAGCGGCTTCTGCGCCGCCGTCAGCTCAGCATCCATAACGCTGGCGTCGAGACGGAGCGGCTTCTTAGCCGAGGGAGCATCAGCCGAGGTGCTCATCGTGCGTTCCTCCACGGATTGCCTCTCTTGAAGCCCTCGCTCCCAGTGGCCTGCTCCATGCGCAACGCCTCAGCCCAGGACTGTGATACGAGCTGCATGTCGGGCACCTGCCGCCCATTCTCCTTCTTCGTAAAGCCCCATACCTTCATGGCGTGATCCACGAACTCCTTGGGAATGTGATCTCCTCTCGGGCGCGTTTGGCTGTGGAGAGAAGCCGTCTGCCGTCCGGGCGCGGCCTGCGGAATCTGGCGCTGGCCACCGTTGGGAGGTGCCGGCTGCTCTGGATTGGTCAACCCTGCTGTCCTTTCGACGAACTGGAAATACTCCGGACTGTTTTGAGTGAGACCGCTCCCCATCGCGAGAGAATGAGCGCCGACAACACGAACCTG